AGAAGCAGCGCCAGCAGCGGGCGCAGACAAGGCACAAGATATCCTTGCTATGATCCGCGCACGGCAGTCCTCATAATTTAAGGGTATAATACTCACACCCGAGGTCTTTCTCGGGTGTTGAGTCCTTCTTTTTTGGAGACGGTTATGATTGAATTACTAATTATTTTAGAGTTTATTGCTCTCGGCAATCTACTATATTGTTTTTCTCGTTAATAACATGATGCAGCAAATTGGTCCAACATTTGATGATTTACAACATAAAGTTAAATCAATAACAGGAACCGAAATAGCGTTACCTGATCACATTGGAGCGTTTGATCAAAATGTTGAATCGTGGGTTCTTAAATTTCTTAACGAAGAATTTACCGGAACAGTATGGTGCGAATATATTTTTGACCAACAAATTAAAGAAAAATATTCAAATTTAGATCTAAGATTTTCGTTAGATTTATGGTTACAAAATAATTATATCAAAGAATTTGAAGAATATAATATACATCCCGAACGTAATCTCAAAAATTTTCTTTGCACGTTTAATGGCGGCCGACACGTAAGCAGAAAATTATTGACAGCGATTACAGAAAGGTTCAATTGGTTTAAGATTGATTATTCTACTAAAAATTTCATCTTTAACCAGGATGAGATTTATGGACATGTAGATGAAAATGTCCATGCACTTGAACAATTTTATAATAAGTTTTTTAAAGTAAGCGATCAGTTTGCTAACCAGATGTACGGGTTAGATTACACAAGATTTGACCATAAACATAACATTAATGTACTATCACTTCCAATTACAGAAAGTTTTATACATATAGTTAGCGAAACAATGGCAACTAGTTTTTATCCATTTATAACAGAAAAATTCTTGTATAGTGTATCGAATCGAGGATTATTTTTAGCATATGCCCAGCCTGGCTGGCATGCGCAGTTAGAGAATGTATTTGGATTTAAGCCTTTTAAAATATTTGATTACAAGTTTGATTCAATTGCAAATCCTATTGTGAGGATTGTTGAGCTATTTACAATGATTTCAAAATTTAGTATATTAGATATTGAAGATTGGAATGATTTGTATCAAATGGAATTTGATACAATTGAATATAATTATGATCATTTTTATAGCGGAAATTATAAAAAATGTCTTGAAAATATAGCATAGTATGTGCTATAATGTCTAATAACAACGTAAAGGATAAACTATGGCTAAACCATTTGATGTAAGTAAATTCCGCAAAGACATTACAAAGTCTATTGACGGGTTGAGCATTGGATTTAATGATCCAACAGATTGGATTTCAACAGGCAATTATGCTCTTAACTACCTTATCTCAGGCGATTTCCACAAGGGCGTGCCAATGGGTAAGGTTACTGTGTTTGCAGGCGAATCAGGTGCAGGTAAATCATACTTTGTATCCGGCAACATTGCTAAACACGCCCAACAACAGGGTATCTTTGTTGTAATGATTGACTCGGAAAACGCACTTGATGAACAGTGGCTACATGCGTTAGGCGTTGATACTTCGGAAGATAAACTACTAAAACTTAGCATGAGTATGATCGACGATGTTGCTAAGACTATTTCAATGTTTATGAAAGATTATAAGTCAATGCCAGAAGAGGAACGTCCTAAGGTGTTGTTTATTATTGACTCGTTAGGCATGTTGTTAACACCTACAGATGTTGATCAGTTTGAAAAAGGCGATATGAAGGGCGACTTAGGTCGTAAGCCTAAGGCATTAACAGCACTTGTTCGTAATACTGTTAATATGATTGGTGCTTATAACGTAGGCTTAGTAGCAACTAATCACACATATGCTTCGCAAGATATGTTTGATCCAGACGACAAGATTTCAGGCGGTCAAGGCTTTATCTATGCATCATCTATTGTTGTAGCAATGCGTAAGTTGAAGCTCAAAGAAGATGAAGATGGCAACAAGACTTCTGAGGTACAAGGTATTCGTGCTGCATGTAAGGTAATGAAGACACGCTATGCTAAACCATTTGAAGCAGTTCAGGTTAAGATTCCGTATGAAACTGGTATGAATCCATATTCAGGGCTGGTTGATCTAGCAGAAAAGAAAGGGTTACTAACCAAGTCTGGTAACCGTTTGCGTTTTGTAGAACGTAGTTCAGGCGAAGAAGTACTTGCGTTCCGAAAGGCGTGGGAAACCAATGCCGACGGAATTCTTGATAGACTCATGCAAGATTTTGTTTTTGCTGAAGAACAGATAAGTAACGAAGAAGCAAACGTTGCAGATGATATTGTCGAAGATATCAATAACGACGTTGCTGTTACAGAAGGAGCAGAAGAAGAATATGAGTCCTGAGTTGGCTATGGAAATTTGGGAAGCACTACGTCCGCATATTAGTGGTAGCTTCCAGCAAGCAGCAGATGATTTTGTAACCGTTTTAATTGAAAATGGTATGAGTGCAAATGAAATTGCTGAAGTATGTCAAGATGCACATTGCATTAAAAGTTTAAAAGAATATGCAGACGAAGACGTCATTTCAAATTATGAAGATGACGACGATGATTTTGGTTTTTACGACGACGACAACGATCAATACTAATGTGGTATAATAAAGTAACACAGGATCTTTCTCAGCTTCCTGCGTTCATTGATTATTACAATGATGAATTGCAGGAAGCAAAGCGAGAAGTTCGCATTGGTGGTAATGTAGAACAAAATATTAAATTATTGCCTGGTGTTACAGAGCATAGATTTAATCAGCTTCAAGAAATCGAAGCTGTGTTAAATTATCTCAATATTGAATTACGTAAAATTAGACGTAAGCACTTTCAAAAATATTTAGAAGGTTATGCACGAGCATTAACAAGTCGTGACGCAGAAAAGTATGTCGATGGTGAAGGCGAAGTAATTGACATGGAAATGCTAATCAATGAAGTAGCACTATTGCGCAATCGTTGGTTAGGCATTATGAAAGGTCTTGACACCAAGCAATGGCAAATGGGCCATATTGTTAAATTAAGAACAGCAGGAATGGAAGATGTCTCAGTTTAATCCAGGACAATCAACACTAGACTTGTTAGCAAGTTATGATACTTTTATGGAAAGTATTGATACATTAGTTGATATGGGTTGCGGAAACGGCGATGACGTTGCTTGGTGGGCAACACGATCCATTGAGGACGATGATGGAAATCAAATTCCTCTAAACATTAAATGCTTAGGCGTTGATTTAATTTCTAATGTTCCTGCAATACGTCCGCACAAAAATGCAACGTACCGCAAAACAGATTTTGAAAAATTTAAATTGGAAAAAGCTGACAAGCCCGTTGACGTAATATGGTGTAATAATAGTTTTCAATATGCTATTAATCCCATTGAAACATTAAAGAACTGGTGGAAAGCAATGAGTGAAGGCGGAATGCTTGCATTGATTGTGCCATCAACCACTGAAATTACATATAATCGTTTAGACTTTACGCAACCAGAATATGTCTATCATCATTATACCACGGTTAATTTATTGCATATGCTATCATTATCTGGATTTGATTGTGCATTTATGCAGAAGTTACCAGGCGACCCTTGGATCAAAGCGGTAGTATATAAAACAGCAATTGAGCCAATGGACCCACGTACTACACGTTGGTACCACATAGCAGAACATGATAATTTATTACCAGAATCTGCACGCAACAGTATTAACAAATTTGGTTATCTTAGACAACAAGATCTCGTTCTTGAATGGCTTGATCATAGTCTGCATTGGCTTGGCGAAGATTAATCATTAACTACGCAGATAATAAATACTACAATGAAAATTGTAGTAGCCACCGGGGGTTTTGACCCTATCCACAGCGGACATATCCGCTATTTAGAAGCAGCAAAAGCGTTAGGTGCTTACTTGATTGTAGGTATAAATTCTGATGACTGGCTCGAGCGTAAAAAAGGACGTTCGTTCATGCCATGGTCTGAGCGTGCTGCTATTGTTCGCGCATTAGGTTGTGTTGACGAAGTTATTGCTTTTGATGACTCAGACGGATCTGCTTGTAAAGCAATTGAATATGCTCTTGGTGTTAAAAACGATACACGTAACTGGATTCCATTTGATAGTGTAATATTCGCTAACGGCGGAGATAGAACTCGAGATAACATTCCAGAAATGGTATTTGAAGAAGTAGAGTTTGTGTTTGGAGTCGGCGGCGAAGATAAAGCAAATAGTAGCTCATGGATACTTGAAGAATGGAAATCACCTAAAACCGTTCGACAATGGGGATACTATCGTGTATTGCACGAAGTAGAAGGTTGTAAAGTAAAAGAGCTTACAGTTGATCCGGGCAAAAGTTTGTCTATGCAAAAGCATGCACAACGTAATGAGTATTGGCTTGTTAGTGAAGGTAAGTGTATTGTTAATAGTAGATTAGAATCCGGATACACAATACCACCTAAACAATTAGAAAAGCATGATGAATTTACTATTATTTGTGGCGAGTGGCACCAACTAACTAATCCCTTTGATAAGCCGTGTAGAGTTGTAGAAATACAATACGGCAATCGCTGCGATGAAGACGACATTACAAGATTATGAAACCAATTCCAATTTTTATAGGTTATGACCCGAGAGAAGCAATCGCATATCACACGTGTGCTAATTCGATCATTAGACACGCAAGTAAGCCAGTTTCTATTATCCCGCTTGCATTAAATTTATTTGATGATTACAAAGAAACACACACAGATGGGTCAAATCACTTTATATACAGCAGATTTCTTGTTCCGCATTTAATGGATTATGTAGGTTGGGCAATTTTTATAGACGGTGATATGATTGTGCGCGATGATATTGTTAAACTATGGGATTTGCGTGAAATGGACAAAGACGTAATGGTAGTTAAACACGACTATGAAACTAAGATGACAACAAAGTATCTTGGTAGTAAAAATGAAAACTATCCACGTAAGAATTGGTCAAGTGTTATACTTTGGAATTGCAACAGCCACCCTAATAGGATATTAAAACCAGAATACATTCAAAAATCAACTGGTGCTCACTTACATCGTTTTAGTTGGCTTAAAGATGAACGCATTGGCGAACTACCTCCAGAATGGAACTGGCTTCCAGATGAATATGGTGAGAATCCCGATGCTAAGTTATTACATTATACATTAGGCACACCGAGTTTTCACGAATTTGCTAATACGCCAATGGGTAGTGAATGGCATCGAGAACGTATTTTTACTGAGTATTGCGAACAGCACAATTTATGATAAAATTGTATGGAATTGAAGGCGCTTTAAAATCTGCATTTCCTGGATTGGAAAAAGGGTTAAAGCGTCACGGAGATCAATTTAAAACGGTCAATTATACACAAGCAGATGATGGCGATTGCTACATTCAAACAAATCTAATTAAGCCTAAAGTAATGCGTAATGCTGATCGTAATCTTGCATACAGTTATATACGGGATTCAGGTAAACCATATCTAGTGAACGAATCACCTAGTTTTAGACGTCACTTGGGTTGGGCTAGATTAGGTTGGTACAGCTATAAATGGACTGAAGGGTTGTTTGGTAATGAAAATTCTCCTCCGGATCGTTGGAATAAATTTGAAAGTGAAACTGGTATAACATTTAAAGACTGGAATTCTCCAGGAGATTCGATACTTGTAATGTGTCAAAAAGAAGGTGATTCTAGCCTCTTAGAGATGTATGAAAAATATGATAGTTTTTATGATTGGCTTGAAGAATTAATTGTTGATATACGCAAGCACTCTGACAGACCTATTATTATACGCCCTCATCCTCGCAATAGGGAAAAAGGATTAAAGCTGGCAACAAAGTTGCAATTAAAATTAAACGATCCTACAATTACTGTAAGCCAAAACACAGATTCATTAGGTGATTATTTGTCAAGTCCAAATCGTGCTGATGGGTTGTACCAAGATTTGAAACAAGCCTGGTGTGTAGTAACTTATAATAGTTTAAGTGCCATTGAAGCAATATGCGAAGGCATTCCAACATTTGCGTTAAACGACGGCTCGATGATTTGGCCTGTTGCACTTAAAGATTTGTCGCAGATAGAAAATTTACCTTACGACATAGATTTAACACAGTGGAAATACGATATTGCGTATACACAATGGACTGGTAAAGAGCATGCGTCGGGAGAGTCGTGGGCACATTTAAAACCACTGGTGTTCAAATGAAAAGATTAGCAGTTACAACATTTAATCGTAGTTATTATGACGGATTAGCAAAACGTATGGTCGAAACGTTCATTGAGTTTTGGCCTAAGGACGTTATGCTGGTGTGTTATTTAGAAGATATGGACGCAAGCGAACTACCTAAAGCAGACAATGTAGTTGGACTTGATGTATTCGAACGTTGCAATCCCGGATTACAAAATTATTTAGATTTTATCGGAGATCACTTCAGTAGAGGTTTTGCATATAAAGCATACACTTGGATTGATGCTGCAAGGAACAGAGAAGTAGATCAAGTTATCTATTTAGACGCTGACGTGATTACATATAAACCCGTTACTAATCAGTGGTTAGACACAGTACTACCTAAGAATAATTTAGTTGCATATATGGGTGTAACAATGAACAAGGGTAAATGGAAAGGTATTAACAAACCTCATTCGGATTCAGGCCTGTATTGGTTCGATCCTAATCATCCTTACGCACAAAAGTTTGTTGATCGTTACGAAGACATCTATAACAGTCATGTTATTAAAGAAGACAAAACTCGTTTTCCTAAACCTAACGATGCGTATGTGTTAATTGATTGTATATTAGATGCAGAAGCACACGGAGTAAAGTGTAGAGACTTTCATCCTGAACGTAAAGCGTTAAGTCCATTGAAAGAAACAGAACTCGGCAAATACTTTAGACATTTTAAAGCAGCACGCAAGCATGATCCTGAGATGGATAAATTCATTGATGCTATACTTGCGGGTGCAGACCCAGAAAAATTAGAAGAAGAACATAAGGGCAAAGTTAAACTTAAAGAACAAACTGATACACGATTTGTCAGAGAGTGGAAGAACAAGTGATTTTCCTGAGTAAAGACGGGAAAGATAGATATGTTAACGACTTCGCTAAAGGAAGTGGTTCTATACCTGTTAACACTGAATTGTTTGATTACGATTCTAGTAATGAACCTATTGTACTTCGTGGAATACTTAAACATAAAATAATGAAACGTTGCTGGGAAGATGGCAGAGATTTCTATTACGTAGACACTGGATATTTTGGAAATGAAGGCACTTGGAAATATTGGCACAGGATTGTTAAAAACAATCTGCAACACACTGATATTATACTTAGACCTGATGACAGATTTAAACAATTTAAAAAAACTATTCATAAATGGAAATACGGATCAAAAATTATAGTTGCATTGCCAGACGAAAAGCCGTGTAAATTTTATGGAATAGATAGGGATATATGGATAGCGCATACCATTGACGCCTTAAAAAAACATACTGATAGACCTATTGTTATACGAGAACGAGCAAAGCAACGGCAAACAAGAATCAACGAGCCTTTAGAACAAGCACTAAGTAATGACGTACATGCATTAGTTACATTTAACAGTAATGCAGCAACTGAAAGTGTATTTTTTGGTATTCCTGTATTTACATTGGCACCTAGTGCTGCACAACCAGTTGGGTTACAAGATTTGAGTAAAATTGAAACACCGTATTATCCAACTAACGATGAACGTTATGCGTGGGCATGCCATTTAGCATATGGCCAGTTTCATATAAATGAAATGAAAACAGGAAAAGCATGGGATATATTAAATGAGAGTTAAAGTTTTTATGAACTCTGCAGGACACAATTCAGAATATGAAGTGTTAAGGCGGTTTGGTGTTGGTATTCAATTAATGTTAGATAAAGACAAAGGTGGTTTTGCTAACTTTGATAGAACAATACGCAAAGGGCTAGACAACGTAGTAGACTTTGATTATAGTTTAGATTATAGTAATTGTGATGTCGCTGTTATTTTTGGTTCTTGGAAACCACGAAAATCTGATCATCATATTATTAGAAACGATGTTGTAAGTAAAGCGCCAATATTTGTGTGTGTTGAAACACCGCTACTGACCCGCAAAGTTTTTCAACCTAACCAGTATTATCGCATTGGTGTTAATGGATTTATGAATCATGCTGCGTACTGGAACGCAGATAACCAAGACAGCTCGCGCTTTAAACAAATGGGCTTAGAATGGAATGGCTGGGCAGAAGATTTAGATGAGCGCGAGGAAATATTACTAGGATTGCAATTAGCTGGTGATGCATCAATGCGAGGTAATAGTGTTGTGGAATGGTGTGAAGATAGTATTCGCCGCATGCGCAAGTACACAGATGCTCCTATTCGTATTAGAACACACCCTGGTATTTCAGATCAGGGCTGGGAGAATTATTCTGGTTTGTTTAGAAACATTGCATTTGGTGAATATGGCGATATTCGTTTTTCAAATGGCAGAACTCGCCCTTGGGAAAAGGATATTGCTAATGCACGAGTAGTTGTAGCATATTCATCAGGGCTGTCTATTGATAGTGTATTAGCAGGTGTACCTGTTGTCGCATGCGACCCTGGTAACTTTGCCTGGGACATTAGCTCACGGTTTGTAGAGGATGTTGTCAATCCAAAACTTGAAAAGCCAAAAACAGTTCAGCAATGGTTTAACAATTTAGCCTATTGTCAGTGGTCTGAAGAAGAAATGCAAAATGGTACAGCCTGGCAACACTTACTTCCTGCTATTGCAGCAGCACAGGAAAAGGACGATGATATCAGTTAATGCCTATACGGGAGGCATTCCTAAGAATAATAAAAACTTAGAAAAGCCTGCTATACTTGAGAATTTCATTCAAGGAGTTAATCGCTGTGGTGATTTTGGACAACTGCTGCAAAGTGAATGGCAACCTAGTGACGTAGCACTTGTGCAAGGCTATGTACACGAAGATTCGCCAAATACTCCGCATTTAATGGTTAGGCGTCGTGTAATGGAAGAACAACAGCGGATTGGTAAGCATACTATATTCGTAGACTCAAATTTGTTTTTGTTTGCTGATCCTAATAATTCTGCGCACTATTTGCGTTACTCAATGGGCGGCGTATTTCCGACTACAGGCAATTATTTTGATATTAATCCTGTGTATGATCGTTGGCAACAAATACGCCGCGATATGGATATCAAATACAAGCCGTGGCGGACCAATGGCGAGCATATATTAATTTGTTTGCAGCGCAACGGTGGCTGGTCAATGAAAGGGCTAGATAATCAAGACTGGGTCATTGATATAGTTAGACGTTTGCGAACTGTAACTGATCGTCCTATATGGATTCGCGGTCATCCAGGTGACAAACGTGCAGGTAAATATCTCAATTTGACAGAAAAGGCGTGCAAGTTAGGTGTACTTAAAAATATGAGTGTGAGTATTATAGATCATCGTAACAGAACACTACAGCAAGATTTAAAAAATGCATGGGCAACAGTTGTATACAATTCATCGCCCGCGGTAGCAAGTGCAATTACAGGTGTGCCTGTTTATGCAGATGACATTAACGATTGTCAGGCCCGTGATGTTGCATTTTCACGCTGGCAAGATATTGAAAATCCCAATATGCCTGATAGAGATAATTGGTTAGCAAAGTTAGCAATGAGTCATTGGAACTTTGAAGAACTTAAAAATGGCGATGCCTGGAAGCATATGCGAGATTATATATAATGGAACACGAAGCCGTAGAGGAATTTTATAAATTAATTAACGTTTATAAACCTCGGACATATTGTGAAATTGGAACACACAACGGTTTAACTGCCGCAGGCGTAATTAAAGAAATGTTTAAGTATGTTGATCAAGTTACTTTTGATGGGTATGATGCATTTCAATCAGTGCCTGCTCGAGAGCATAACGGTAAATCACAAGCAGGTGATGTGCATTATAAAAAGTGCGTTCGTCGAATGGAAGGTATTCAACATACACACAATTTAACTTGGACATTGCATAAAGGATTTACTACAGACACATTAATTACGCCTCGCAAATTTGATTTAGCGTACATTGATGGCGGGCATAGTTACGAAACCGTGTTACATGATTACAATATGCTTAAAGATTCGCATATTATTATTTTTGATGATTACAACTTAAACGAAGTTAAACGTGCTGTAGATTCAATTGGATTGGGATATCAGTTGCCATATACAGCACGTAAGAAAAAGAAATGGGTTATTATTAACAAATGAAAATTGAATTTGGATGCGGCGAAACCCCCACACAATCAGACTTTAAAACCTGCGACATACGAGATTTACCAGGTATAGATTTTGTATGTGCAGCCTGGGATATTGATCAACATGTTGCAGAGAACACAGTTGATGAAATATTCTCAAGACATTTCTTTGAACATTTAACATTTCAGCAAGGCGAAACAGTATTAGAAAAGTGGCATAAGATTCTAAAGCCAGGCGGCCGCTGCGAAATGCTTGTGCCTAATATGACTATGCATATTGAGCAATGGCTACGCAGAGAAACTGATAGAGATATAGAACATGCATGTGCAGGCTTTTGGGGATGGCAACGCGGAGAATTTGCAGATACTTGGGACGTTCATAAGTCAGGCTATGACGAAGAGCTACTTATTAAATTAGTATTACGTAAAGGATTTGTAAATGTGGAGTCATTTGCTAATCCAAAGAAAAGCAAACACGTCCATTTAGCGTTTTACAAAGACTAACCCATGTTTGTGAACAAATGCAGTCTTGCTAATCTTCCACTTTGGTGGCTTTCCAGGTCTGGCAATGTTGGTGCGAGTGCCCATTGTAGTTATTTCTCTGATATCAGCAGTTAATTCTGGTGAATAATCAAAGCCATACTTTTTAAATACATCAATCCAATATTCTTCTGTGTTACAGTTAACATGATGATGCCCGCCTTTGCCAACAGGAGCATAAGTCATAATAACATATTTTCCACGCTGGAAGTCTTTCATAAAATTAGGTAAAAATTCTTCCCATACATGCTCTACAAACTCACAACTCCATACTAAATCTACTTCGATGTTTAATGGACTTGGTCCTTTTTCGTAATCGTGAATAGTAACAGGAACATCTGGACGCTCTACTGCAAAGTCTCCGTCAATTCCTTGTGCGTTAATTCCTAAGTTGCGAGCAAGTTCAACCATGCCAGCTGGACCGCAGCCAATATCAAGCATTGTTTTAATGTTATAATTAGCGATCATATACTCTAGACTGCCTTGGTCTAAGTGAGTTTTGTTCATATGTCCGCCTAAATGTTTCGGAAGTTGGTTAGCCATTGAGTAATTTCTCTATATTGTTGTATGTAATATATAATGTATTTTTCTTGCTACGACTCTTAAGTATGTAAGGATCAAACCACGACTTTAATTCTAAATTGCCCCAATGACTTTTTTGATCGACGGGTAATTTATTGTATCGACTGTCTAGTTTACTGCCAGAGTTAGCACTTATGTATAATGCACCATTGGTGTTTAGGTGGTTGCGTGCGTCTTTAAGGAAATATTGCCATTCTTCCTTTTCCCAGGCTCTTGGTCGTTGAGGAAAAAACGCTCGCATTGCTGTAATATAATCATAGTTTTCTGTTAACAGCATTGGCTCAAAAGGATATACTAACATTTCTGTAAAAGGAATGTTAAAAAATTTGTAAGCAGGATCATATTCAGGACGTCCGGCAATGTCAGTGCCTATGCAGTTGTGTCCGTATAATTTACATATAAACGGAAACCAACCAGCACCTGTGCCAATGTCTAATAATTTTTTTGTAGAGTTGGAACAATGAAGATCTAAACCATGAGCAACATCAAGCTTCTCACCAATCCATTTGTCAATACGATCTTGTAGATAGCGGTTACCTATTGCGTTTCCAAGCTGGATAATTTTATCTAACCCGCCTGCTGCATCAACAACATCGTTTACGGTTAATTGTTTCATTGCCAGTATGCTTCTTTTCTATCCACTAATAAATCTTTTGTTTTGCTCTTGCCAAGATGTTTGCGAGCGCCTTTTAGATGATCTAAGTATGCTCCCCATTCAGAGTTAATAAGTGGATGTCCTTCGCCTTTAACAATACCATCGCTCCAATCTTTTTGTGTAAGCGGCAATTGTTTGCGAACAGCATCAAATACAAACGAATCGTGCCATTCTTCTAATGTGAAAATACCATTTTCCGCATCGTCGTAATATTCTTGAAATAACTTTAAGAAGTTTTGTGAGTGTCCAGACCGTAAGTTAATAGCATATAAGCCGCATTCAGAGAACTTACCACGGCGACCTAAATAATATAAGTCACTACTGCCGTTGATTAAGCGATCAATATCTTCCTGGACAATAGGACTATGGCAAACCATATCGGCATCCATCCAAATTAAGTAATCTGTATCTGTATGTTTTGCTGCATGGAATATTGAATATACCTTGTGTGCAAAACGGATAGCATCCCACTTGAATCCTTTACCAGCATCCTTACGCAAAGAGCGCACAGGATCGTCAGATACGTCACCATTTGCCTTAGGAACCATACGCCACTTGCGCTTAAACGCAACTAATTCTGGCGATGCTTCTTCTAAGTTAAATACACTTAGATTTGGCGCAGACTCTGTAACTGAGCAGTTTTCTGCGTAGACGTATAACTTTACTGTAGCGGGCCAGTTTTCTAAAAACGATTTGATCATACGTTTACCGTATAGTTCATAACCTGCTTGGTGAAATGTTGTAACTACTGTATAACTTGTCATCCAGATATTTATGGCTCAAAAAACTATAGGATACTTTCCAAGATCAATTGCGCTCAATGGAAAAGAAGTAATAGATGCTTTTTTAAAAAGTTGCAAACAAGTAGGATTGTTACCAATTGAAAATGGAATGGATTGCGATTATGCTGTAATATGGAGCGTATTGTGGTCTGGGAGATTAGCAAGTAATCAACGTGTTTACGAACATTATAAATATCATAACAAACCTGTTATTGTAATCGATGTTGGAGCATTGAGCCGAGGTAATACCTGGAAAGTAGCCATTAATAATATTAACGCTTTAGGATATTACGGACATACAGAAAACTTAGATCTAGATAGACCTGCTAGACTTGGATTAACGTTAGCACCTACACAAACTAAAGATAATGGAAAAGTTTGTATTGCAATGCAACATAGAAGTTCGGAACAAGTTAAAGGTATTGATATTGAAAACTGGGTAGTAAAAACTTTTTACAACCTAAGAGAATACACAGACCGCCCAGTGGTAATACGTCCGCATCCTCGTTGTCAAGTTAATATGGATAAACTACCGCATGATGTTGTGGTTGAAATGCCTAAGAAGGTTACTGGAACATATGATAGTTTTGATTTAGATTACAATTGGTATGCACTGATAAATTACAACAGCGGCCCGGGTATTCAAGGTGCTATTGCTGGATGCTCTGTGATTGTAAATGAAAGTAGTTTAGCATATCCTATGTCAATGGAGTTAAGAGATTTATCAATGCCATATAAAGTTAACAGAGAGCAATGGTTCATTGAGATTGCACATACTGAATATACAGTTGACGAAATACGTGCTGGACTATGGTATAAACGTTTAGAAGGTGGATTGTGATTGATTGTGCGTGCGTAATACATGGCGATGCATACGACTTTGAATATGTGCATAAGTTATATCGCGGATTAGAAAGAGGTTTTGGTAAACGTGCAATTACACTACATGTTTACACAGAAGAAGAAAGATTAGTTCCTGCTCCATATGTAAAGCACGTGCTACAGGATATGCGTAAACATAATTGTCGCAAGGGGTGGTGGTACAAAACACAATTATTTGATCGCAAGCAATTTAATGGACAGTTGATTTACTTTGATCTAGATGTAGCAATAACTGGAGATCTAACCTGGTTATTAGATCTAGACAATAAATACTTTTGGGGTATAAGAGATTTTCGTTATTTGTTTAATCCAAGGCGCAGAGAATTAAATTCTAGCGTAATGTACTTCAATACAGACAAATTTAATTATGTTTGGAGCGAGTTCAAACTCAGTCCAGAAACATATATGAATCGTTTACATGGAGATCAGAACTTTATTGATCGACAAATTCCAGGAGAACAAAAACGTTTTTTTGATGAGAAGCGTGTTAAAAGTTGGCGATGGGAATTAGTTGACGGTGGGTATGACATTGAGACTCGAAAGCATAAAGTTCCTGGAGCGGGAACAAAAATCCCCGCTGAAACTAGTATTGCAGTTTTTCACGGAAAACCTAAAATCCACGACATAAAAGATGCAATTATCGATAAATATTGGTACTAGTACAAAAAACGTTTTTTGGAGAATTAAAAATGGCAGATTTAAAATTATGGGGTAAGGCTTACTCTACATCCGGTAATGTTAGTGTAACTATTTCAGTAAATGATACAGAAGTATTCAATGGCGAAGTAACTACAACTAATGCTAGCACACCAGCACATGCAGTTGCTGAATCAATTGCAGCAGTAACAATCAATGATGACTTAATGGGAGCACCAGTTGGAGTCGTAGTTAATGTTACAGGCGGCGACCTAATTTTAATGGGTTTTGGTACAGCTGATTCTGCGTTCGGGGATCAACCAGGACAATTAAAATCAAATGTTGTTATTGACGGCGGCACCGCATACTCACCAACTGACGCAGATATTCTTGCAACAGGTGTGTATGTCGACGACGGCGCAAATCCAGGCGAGTTCCACATTGATATTACTGATGGTTCGATTGTTTCGTTTGACTATGCTTTACCAGCAGCATAAAATAATTTTATAAAAATATAAAAATATTTTATTAAAAAGGGTGTTGACTCAACACCCTTTTTTCTTCTATAATATACACATATTAAAACAAATAGGTGTTAACCTGTTGATTTTGTGGTAAAAATACCACAAAAAAATCTAAAAAAAGTGTTGACGACATAGCAAAACGGCACTATAATAACTACTCAAACATAGCAAAACAATCAGGAGTTCAGCAATGAATACAGTTCGAATTTTGAGCGGCACTTACCGCGGCGAAGAAATCCGTAACCAGACTTTTGAAATGGTTAAGGGTATCCAATTAGGCAGCAAGGGCCCTTTTATCACAGTTCGTCCCAACGAAGCGATTGGTGTAGGTCGCGACAAAATCCGTGTAAACGTTGAAGAACATGACGTTGAGTTTATTAGTGCTCCGGCTGGTGCTGTAGAGACTGATGAACAAATCATGGACCGCATCGAAACACGCTTTGGTGTCCTGGAGGAAATGACCCGAGCAACAATTAATAGCGACGTGCGTGCTATGATTGTAGTGGGTCCTCCGGGCGTGGGCAAGTCTTATGGCGTACAGCGCGAGCTTGAAAAGAGCTCAATGTTTGACCGCCTTGCTGGTAGCAAAGTCAAGTACGAAGTAGTTAAGGGTGCTATGACTCCAATTGGGTTATACGCTACGCTTTACAACCATGCTGACAAAGGCAATGTGCTTGTATTTGACGATTGCGACTCCGTTCTCATGGACGACCTTTCATTAAATTTGCTTAAAGCGGCTCTTGATTCTGGGAAGAAGCGCACTATCCACTGGAATGCGGATAGCTCGCTACTGCGTCGTGAAGGTATCCCAGACCGTTTTGACTTCCACGGCGCAGTGATTTTTATTACTAACTTGAAGTTTGATCACGTGCGTAGCAAGAAGCTACAGGATCACCTGGAAGCACTTCAGAGTCGTTGTCATTATATTGATTTGACAATGGATACTATGCGCGATAAGTTCTTGCGTATTAAGCAGATCCATCGTAAAGGCGACTTGTTTGAGCATTACTATTTTAATAGTGACGAGCCGGATCAAATAATTACATTTATGGAAGAGAATAAAGATAATCTGCGTGAAATGTCATTACGTATGGCACTGAAGTTAGCAGATCTAATTAAAGTAAGTCCAGCTCGCTGGAAGGAAATGGCAGCAGTGACTTGTATGAAGAACAGTTTCTAAATGAGCCAGGATAATTATTGTCAAATTCCATTTTCGCACCTGTTTATAAACACATGGGGAGGTATCTCCCCATGCTGTGCGCATAAAATTGACCCAGACAAACAATTAAACATTGCCGACGATGAAAATTGGTTGCAAAATTGGTTAACAAGTGATTATTTGAAATCAGTTCAAGAATCGTTTATAGAAAATAAACGGCATGTTGGATGTACCGACGAGTGCTGGGTCCCAGAAGATGCTGGTTTATCTAGCTTAAGAACAAGAACTGCTAATGAATATAAATTTTTAGGTGGAAAACGAGCAATACAAAAATTAATCACTGCTGAAATACAAATTGGTAATTTGTGTAATTATGGTTGTTTGATGTGCGTTCCGCGATCGAGTTCTTTTATTCTAAAAGAAAACCTTGAAATAGGATTAGATAAGTTTAATAATAAATCACATTTGTGGAGAAACAAACCTCTTTTCAAAGAGCAATATAAGTGGTCCGACGAAGAAATTTCTAGACTAGAACAACTGCTAAATTTAGATTTACGATTGTTGACGGTTCGTGGTGGCGAACCTTTCTATAATAAAAAACTTTTAGAAATAATAAGAAAACTTCCAAGTGAAAAAGCCAGTACTATGATGCTTCATATTGATACCAATGCTAGTATTTGGAATGATAACTGGCAAGAAGTGTTAGAAAAGTTTAAATTAGTACGTATTATGTTTTCTGTTGATGGTACAGACGATATATATGAATATATACGTTATCCAGGAATTTGGGAAATAACTAAGAATAATATACTTAAAATTATTCAACTAAAAAATATTAATCCTGTGATACATTGTGTGGTACAGAACTTAAATATTAAGTACTTAGATTCCCTTATTGATTTTGCAGTAGAAAACAATATACATATTAACTTAGTTACAGTAGAACAAGAATATCTACATAGTAAAAATCTAACAGACAATGATCGTAAAATTGCCATAGAAAATTTATCAAAATGGATATCGACTAAAAAATATCCAGAATATATTGTTATACAGTTGCAAGCATTTCTAAATCTAATAGAGAAATCCAAATTTGATTTGGATAGATGGAACGAGTTTGTCGAATATGTTACAATTAAAGATACACATCGAGGAAATTCATACAAAAAGTTTTTAAACTAGAGAACACAATATGCTATGTTGAACTCCTAAAGTTCTCTGGTTTAGTTGGCGCAAGATGAAATACTCTTGCGCCTTTTTTAATTTTGTGTTATAATAGAAGCATGATACGAAAAGTTGTAGACAGAGATTCAGCACATTTATGGATGCGAGAAAACTTGCGTTTTTCTCGCTATGACATTTCCTTTATGGAGAATGTGGCTCGTTTTATTTCTGATAATCGTTCGCTTACTGTTAAACAAAATGGATTATGGGAAAAAATTGTACACAAGTACCGTAAACAAATTTTTGCAGAGTCTAATGGCGCTTTTGATGAAGAATACATTCTTAGTAAGCAATGGATCAACCCAGTTGTAGAATTTGATCCAAGTTATGCACCACTACTATGGATTGATGCTGATATTATTAAATTACGTTTCCCATTTAATAAAGAAACAGTTAAAGACTTACGCACACTACTTCAAGATGCAGGACACGATTATGGATTAATGGTATCGTCGGAGAATCACGAGTACGTCCATTGGGATAAAAATGAACGTGTATGGCGTGGTACTGCATATCCTACATTAATTAGAGACTTATATTATTTTTCTAAGTTACACGAGTTCGCTGTTGACAAATCAGTTCAAGACATTGTAGACAGTATACACGGCGATGAGTTTAATTGGTGCCCTTTTGCTGAGTTACATAACGATGGCTATATGGTAAGCAACCTAAGTCCTGGTTTATTAAAAGCATTGCCCCCAAACAAATTGACACTTGAAGTTGCGAGAGATTTAGTTGGAATGGACATTACATTAAGCGATGCATTCCAAAGCCGCATTGCTCACGAATACGGATATAACTTGGGTCGTATTGCTTGTACTCGAGAGTTAACAATTACTGCTAGCGAAGTTAAAGTAGTTAAAGAGTGGATCAATAACACTGATAACAATTTAGTTATTATCCATAAAGTTAGCAACGATAATATAATTTGGGATCAACCAGCGCAACCTGATACACTTGTTCCGGAAAAATCTTTTAGCATTGCAGATTTAAGGTTAACTGGAAAGGGGTTAGGTGATTACTATGTGTTTAGTAGTGATGGCGATAACTATACATTGGATAATGGGGTTGATTGTGTAGTTTATATGCCAGGAACAGCGTTTAATTACGAAGCACTTGCACATATCGCTAAGAAAGTTATTACAGTAGTAGAAGATGAAACAAGCACGACTAATAATTAAAGACGAAGTAAACGTTAAGATTGAAGGCTTAGAACTTTCAACACGGCAAAAACTTGTGAATCGGTTCAAGTATATTGTGCCGCACGCACGTTATTTGCCAGCAGTTCGTCTTGGACGTTGGGATGGCAAAGTAGCATTCTTCCAGCTTGGTGGCAGCACATATGTTAACTTGCTTCCTGAAATTGTTCCTATACTAGCAGAGTACAATTACGACGTTGTAGTTGATGACCAACGTAATTATCGCACAGCGTTTGAATTTGAACGTGTAGAAAAGGACAGCTACTCACACATTACTTGGCCCAAGGGTCATCCTGCTGAGGGCCAGCCTGTTGAAATGCGTGACTACCAAATTGAAGTGGTTAATAACTTTCTGGAAAATCCACAGAGCTTACAAGAGATCGCTACAGGCGCTGGTAAAACCATCATGACAGCATCTCTAAGTCAGCGTGTTGAACAGTATGGACGATCGATTGTTATTGTACCTAACAAAAGTTTGGTAACGCAGACCGAAAAGGACTACATTAATATGAAGTTAGATGTTGGTGTATTCTTTGGCGATAGAAAAGAGTTTGGCAAGACGCATACTATTTGTACGTGGCAATCGCTTAACTCGCTATTAAAAGCAACACGCAATCAACAGGCACCTATTTCCATTGGTGAGTTTTTAGAAGATGTTGTTTGTGTTATTGTAGACGAAGTACATCAAGCAAAAGCAGACGCACTTAAGACTCTGCTTACCGGTCCAATGGCAAAGATTCCACTACGTTGGGGACTAACAGGAACTATTCCAAAAGAAGAATTTGAATTCCAGGCACTTCATGTAAGTATTGGACCTGTTATACATAAAATCGCGGCATCGGAGTTACAAGAAAAAGGCGTACTTGCTAATTGCCATGTTAACATTGTACAATTACAAGATCACGCAGAACATACTAACTATCAAGCAGAACTTAAATTCTTATTAAGCGATCAAGACAGGTTAAACGTTATTGCACAAATGGTAGAAGGTATTAACGAATCAGGCAACACACTTGTACTTGTTGATCGTGTTAGTGCTGGAACAGACTTAGTTGATCGGTTAGGTGACCGTGCTGTGTTTGTAAGCGGCGCTACAAAAGCAAAGGATAGACAGGATCATTATGATGAAATTTCAGAAGCAGACAATAAAATTATTGTTGCAACGTATGGTGTTGCTGCCGTTGGCATTAATATTCCTCGTATTTTCAATCTTGTTCTCGTTGAGCCTGGCAAGTCTTTTGTTCGTGTTATTCAGTCCATTGGCCGTGGTATACGAAAAGCACAAGATAAAGACCATGTCCAGATCTGGGACATAACTTCAACGTGTAAGTTTGCTAAACGACATTTAACTAAACGTAAAGCGTTTTATAAAGAAGCAAACTATCCATTTACACAAGAAAAATATGAGTGGAAATAATGGGAAAACTTTATCAAGACGTTCACAACTATGTTAGTACCTTTGGCCCAGAAGAAATCATCGTCGAGATTGGTAGCGACCGTTGGGAAGGATCTAGTGCGTACTTTGCACAAATGGCAAAAGACAACAGCACTAAATTGTATACTTGTGATTTAGATGCTGAATGTGAGAGCAGATTACGTAGACATATTCCAGTTGAACTACACCCATATTATGAATTTTATAATGAAAACGGAACGTACTTTGCGGCACAAATGATGTCACGATTGTCTAAACAATATATCAAAGTATTGTACTTAGACAATTACGATTGGGACTGGAACATTGAAATTGAAAACTCAATGATTGCTAAACAGCGTACTTGGTATACACTACAAGGCATTGAGATGAATAATCTTGATTGCCAAACACAACATTTGAATCAAATGCTACACTTAATGCCATTGATGAGTAGAGATGCTGTTGTTTGTTTAGATGACACTTACAGACATAACGGTGTGTTTATTGGTAAAGGCGGAGCAGTGGTTCCATACCTATTAGCAATTGGATATACTATACTTGAAGAAAGAGATTTTGGTGTAATATTAGGTCGCAATCAAAACTAAACTATACTATAATAATACTATGAGAATTCACACACTAGACAATACAGCATATAACTTAGATACGCTACCAGAAGAAATTGATGATATGCGCTTCGCTATTCTTGACAATAGCGATCCTAATAATCCTGATTACTTTTATATTCCGCTAATCTTCTTAGAATCATTTACTAGTCCTGCATTGGTATTAAAGATTGGCAACAAACAAATTAAAATGCCTTTAGATTGGCAAGTACTAATTGGCGAGGACGAGCTAGGTGATTTAGAGGCATTGCCACTTACTAGCCTCAACGACAGAGATTTTAAAGTATTTCAATTCAATAGCCTTTCGTCATATTCTGCAAGTTTTCTTCCAATTGAAATCGTGGATGTGTACAATGAAGTAAACTGGTATGCACCTAAACTAAAGAATGGCCAATTTTTAGCCGTGCCATTGACAGATGGTGAGAATCCTGAATGTGTTTACTTTATTAAAGACGTATCCCGTAACTGCGAAGTGGTAGATTATAATAAAGCGTGGGGGTAATATGAAGGATGACAATATTACTGTAACAATGGTAGATGTTGACGACGAATACGGAAACCCGGTAACTATTACTGTTCCGTATAACTATGATGATTACGACGATTATACAATTAACACAGCAGGGTTAAATTGGGGTAACACATCTCTCGGTAATAACGAAAATATTTCCAACGGTATCAGAGTACATGGTGATAAAGGTACTTGGGACTTAGAAGAACGTATTAAAATCATTGAACGTGTGCTAAACATTCCAGAACGTGATTATGAAATGGAAGAACGTCATCCTAAACTCGCAGATCTATTTAACAAACATATGCGAGAAGTCGAACGTGTAATTAATCAACTTCCAGACAGTTCAGAATACGAGCAAGAAGTAGAAAAGCATCGCATGTGGGACGTGCTAACAGGACCAGATAGGAATATTAACGGTGGCGGCTAAACTAGATATTTTTAAAATGCTTGGTGCAATGGATCGCAAGGATTATGACTTTTATGATAATCTAAGCGACGAAGAACGCAAAGGCTTTAGTGCCTTTCTGGCGTTAAAATGGGGAGCAAGCGTAGAAGGGTCAAGGGAGATTCAACACTATTATCTAGCAGCAACTAATCATTACTGTAACAAGAACTGGTACGAGATCAATAAGCATCCTAAATTACAATGGTTAGAATTATGTGCAGCAGCACCAGGTATTGGCCCGCAAAAGCATAAGTGGCTACAAATAAAAAAGAAAGAAGATAAATCTTCCGAACACAAAAAGCGTTTGACAGAACTATTTCCAAATGTTAAAATAAGTGACATTGAAGTGTTAGCAACCATGGTCACTAAAAAAGAAGTAGATGAGTACATTAAACTCCACGGAAACAACTGATACATATACTTGCCGATATTGCGAACGTGAGTTTAAGCGCGAAAGCAGTCTTGCAGTACATGTCTGCGAACAAAAAAAGCGTTTTCAAGAAAAAGATGAACGAGGTGTACAACTTGGATATCAAGCATATCTAAAGTTTTTTGAATATACACAAGGCTCAGCAAAACTAAAAACATTTGATGATTTTGCCAGTAGTCCGTATTATCGAGCATTTGTTAAGTTTGGACGTTATTGTGTATCCATTGGTGCTATTGATGTACCAAAGTTTATTGAGTATGTGGTTAAGAACAATAAGAAATTAGACCATTGGGCTAAAGACAGCATCTATCAAGAATACTTAATGAACTTGCTAGTAACTGAACGTGTTGATCGTGCGCTAGTGCGAGCAATGGAATATAGTATTACTTGGGGCGAAGAAAATAATGCCAACCCGCAAGATATAATACGCTTTAATAATCCAAATCGCGTATGTCAACTTATTACAAAAGGCACACTTAGTCCTTGGGTGATATATAATTCGTCTAGTGGGATGGAGTTCTTAAGTAAGTTAAATGAAGAACAACAAAAAATTATCTGGGAATACATTTACCCTGAAACTTGGGAACGTATTTTTAGCAAATATATTGCCGATCAGGAATATGTAAAAGAAATGTTAAAGCAGGCAGGTTGGTAATGAGTGCAGATATTGATATTGATTTTGGAAACAGAGATGCTATATTAAGTTTAATTAAGCACATACCAGCACGTCAGCAGGATCGCAAACATAACTCTGGTGTATATGTAACACCAATCCCAACTGATCCTGTACATAATTGCGCAAGTATTGATTATAAGAAGGCAGAAGAA